GTAAAGGAATAACGGCATCCTTTGATAGCGGATGAGGACCCTTACGCACATAGGCTCTCTTCGGTTTAACTTGAACCGCTACTTTATCTTCTGGAATTTCCTCTAGCTTCTCAGGCACTTTCTGCGATTTCCACGCAGAAGCTTTATCCTTATTTCTCTGAATTAACTTCGCTAGGTTTTCTTTCTGTTTCTCGGATAGCTCACGCTTGGGTCTAAGCGCTTCTGCTTGGCGATGACTGATTTCTACGATTGGTTTTGCCTGGGGAACTTTAGCCTTATCAACAAGAACAACTTCTCCGTCTGCAACATGGGATTGACTTCGTTTACTCATTTTGAATGTCTGACAAGATAATAATTTTGCGATTTTTTTTTATTGAGGTAGTACAAATGGAATCGGCTCTTTCAAAGGCATTGGCTCCATTGGATAATCAGAAGGATACCAAAGTAAGTCCATTACCATTGAGACCATGCAATTATGCGATCATTGGGAGAAAAGGGACTGGAAAATCATCCTTGATTCTTAATCTTCTAGAACGAAAAGAAAGTCCTTGGTATAAGCATTTTAATCTCATCTTTCTAATCTCCCCTACTGCTTCCAGAGATGATAAGATGAATGAGCTGGTAGAGGATTTGGGGGATCAGTATTATGATGATCTTACGAATGAGGTATTACTAGAGATTATGAACCGTATTGATGCGGACACAGAAGAACGACAGAAAAAGAAGAAGAAGGGAAAGCCATCCTACTGTATTATTTACGATGATATCATACACCAAATTAAAAGTAAAAATGCAAAACTCGTGACCTTACTAGCTACTCAGAATCGGCATAGAAATGTAACTAATGTATACCTTCTTCAAAAATGGAATTCATTCCCAACCCTTATCCGAGCGAACTTAGATTTGGTATCATTTTTCCGTAGTGATAACAAAAAGGAATTGGAAACCTTTCTCGAAGAACAGAACTCCGATGAGGCTACATTACGTAAATTATACGAGTTTGCCGTGAAAGAACCTTATTCGTTCCTACACATTAATAACTATTATCCAACCCCTGTATACTATTCAAGATTTACCGAAATTAAATATCAACCAAAGCCCGCCTCAATTTAATTGCTTCCCGATTACGTTGATAATAATCTTTTGCATATTGTAGGCGCTTCTCTTTATTACGTTGATATCGTTCATTATCAATTTCTCGTCTTTTATCAGAATTATTCTTAACCCATTCTTTATTATAGGCAAGCCTCCGCAAACGATCCTCTTCACGAGTAATAATAGGACGTTTTATATTAACTGAATGAGGATCTGATTCTATCCAAAACCGTTCCCTAATTTTTAACTGATCTTCTGTGCAATGTTCTACTTCTTCTATCATACAATTGTCATACCCATATTCTTCAAATAAGATAGAAGAAATACAATTCCTTCTATTATGGATTCGGAATCGTTCTTTTAGCGATTGAGTCGTACTACCATAATATACCTTATTCCCTAAATGAGAACGAATACGGTATACCGACATTTGTTTTATCAATAAAAAATCAATTGTTTTTCATTTTTACTTTTAATATTGGTATAGAATAAACAAATGACGATCACACTCGGATCAACCGTAGATAGACTTAAGCGCGGAGGAAAGAAGTCCAAAGAAATGGTACAACAAACCAAGATTAATATCCATATCGGGGACAAGGGAAAGAAGTCCTCTAAGAAATCAAAGAAATTACCACCGGCTGCTCCTAGCTATCGTGTGATTTCTAACCATGCTCCGATGCCTGGATCGATATTTTATCCCAATCAACCAAAACTAATATCACCCGGCAAAATGCAATTTGAGAATGCGCCTCGTGTACTAACTGGAAATCCGTATGGAGGCAATGTATCTCCATTCCCCGATCACCAAGGAAACAACCCGATTCGCAATGGCTCTGATGCGTATACGGCAGGAGCTCCCAATGCAGCCAATCAAAACCAAGCCGCATCTGCTCCCGCTATGCATCAAGTTTCCGACCAGTATGGAATGCCCGCTACAAAGATCGTCCGTTTCCAGCCAACGATGGATCGTAATGCTCCGCGGAACATGAATATTCTTGCTGGAAATATCCCAGAGATTGCTTCTGCAACTGGAACATGGAGTAAGCAGGAAACAACTGGAAAGGAGAAGCCCATTATGCCTACTTCTCATCTTCATAATGTAGCAGCGATTGCGGCTGCTCGTAATGCCGGCCAAAATCCGCTGGCTGCTCGTGTTGCTGCAGAAGCAGCTCCAAGCAAAGGATGGCTATCTAATATCTTCACCAATCAGGAAGAGGAGCTAGAGCGTATCCATCAAGAGCATCGTGTAGATTTACATAAGAAGATGGCGGCGGAAGAATATGCACAATCTCTCCAAGAACGCACTCCCACTCGTGTAGTATCAACTCGGAGTGAAGGGGACAAATATGTTGTAAGCTCTAGCCCAGCACCTGGCGCAAAGGGTAGAGGACTTGAAATTGAAATGCAAAAGCATGGTGGGGTTCGGTCAAAATACCATGGAGTATTTTAAATTAGATACAATAACAATGTGCTCCACATTAATGGAATATGGAACACCACAATGCCCTGACTTAATAAATAAGCCTTTAGTGCTTGTATACCTTTTGAGATGAGATAATTTTTTACTTCTGTAAGCACCCCAGAAAAAAACGAAAAACCGACTTCACCATACTAGGTGATACGATCTTCTCGTTCAACAACTGGTTATCAAAATCAGCTTTGGAAACAGACTTCACGGGAAAGGACGTGAATGGGTGAGCATTAATTTGCGAGATGAACTTTTCGGACATCTGTACCCACGATACGTAGGCGCATACTGAGAATTCGGAAAGAGACTGGCGACTGATTTCCGCACGAGCAGCTTTCTGGCGAATGTCCATCAGAAGGTAATCAAACGTAAGGTTCGCAAACGGGATATTAACGAGATGATCATCCCACATCAGAACCTTTCCGTGTTCCTTCAGGAGAGAAAGATCACCCTCTTTCAGATCAACGGAATAGGCAACGATAACCTGTCCGGATGGGTCCGCGGGTAAAAGGGCGCTAGAGATACTGGAAACTGCCGCTCCGATAACGGGAGGAAGATTTAAATTGTCGAGACTACTCATTTTGTTTTACTAGTACAAAACAAAATATTTTTAGTTACCTATTTTGGAAATGGTTTTAATATGAATTCCTCCCATCTGATCTTCGTAATATTCCAACGTAACCCATTGTTTTTCCTCCTTACGGATTAAGCATAGAGAAGAATCCAGAGTAGGTTTTAGTACTGGATTTGCAGAGGTGATAGGAGAATCAAAATCGGGAGAACAAGATCGGGTCGCCATTGTACCATTACCGGAGAAAATGTTTTCCGCGTTTAACACCAAATGACATATTGGGTGCGAATCCACCCTGTAGCCTCTTCCCTCCGCGCTTCTCTGTAACCTCCTCGTATGCGTTCTGAGCGGCGGTAGCGATATTGGTAAGCTTTGTAGCAATGTATTTAGAGAAACCAGGCGTCTCCTGGATAAGTCGTTTAATGTCCTGCTTGAGGAAGTTATGAGTAGTCTCGGTATTCATTCCATTTGCTTCTAGAGTAGCCTCTAAAAAGTCCTGACAATTATTTTCAAAGGCGTTGTAAGAGAAATATAAATCGCCCATCTTATTGATTGCGTTTCCGATCATATCGCGGATAGAGATATTCTTTACGGGAGCCTTAACCGTATGGACTCCACCATCATTGCTAGAAAAAATCTTTCCATCGGGAAGATTCGTCAATACGGGAATGGCGGTTTTCTCGTACAGATACTTTCCGTTGATCACTGCAAAGGTATGAAATAGTTTATCCATTCCAGCCCGTTTCTTAATATCCTCCCATGTTCCAGCTGTAATGATCTGGAGGGTTGTGGTAGTGAGTTTATCGAGAGGGACTCGCCATAAGTCTAGAGCTTCCACTCGCTCATCTCCATTCTTATCTAGGAACTTTCGGAAATGTTTCGGGAGTTTATGATAGGGAGCATCAACACGACCGCCTGTTTTTCGTTGCATTTATATAATGTAAATATTTTAAAATCTTGCGCAAGTACAGAAATGTCATTAAACGGCACTACATTAGCATTTATCCCCTATACCCTGAACGGTATATCCGATGCAGGACTTGGGACAACCTATGTGCCGTACACTGGAGCAATTACAGGAGTAGATCTGGG